TAATTTCTAAAAAACTTTTGAAATTTTTGAAAAAACAGAAAGATGTACTCAAATTTTAATTTTCAATTTTTAGAAAAATCTGGCTTCTTTTTAGATATCAAAATAGCCTCTCAATAGTGTAGGAATATTATATGCTGTTCTAATAAAATTAAAAATTGATTAAAAATATGATACCACTACTATATAATAGGCTATATATTAGACCAGCTAATATTTTACACAGGGAATTCGCAATGCAAAGCAAAGTGCTTAAAACTAACAAAAATAAGGAAGTGTTAAATATGAAGAAATGTTCTATATGTAAGCAGATAGGACATAACAAACGAACCTGTACTAAATCAGGTATTGGATTAGGTACTGCTTTAACTTTGGGAAATGAAACTTATATAAATGTAAGACCGCAAGTTAAAATAGATATGCCTATATTACCGCAGATGGATAAATCGGAGCGTGTAAAGAGGCTGGAAGAGCATTTGGCTATTTCAAAGGTTAGACACGAAGACCAGATTATGACTCTTGCTACTCTAAAAGAAGCAAATACATACTGTGTCATTTGTGGTGTATCAGCGCAGCAATATGGGCCTTTACTTGAAAAGTTCATTAGGACGAAGTTTAACTATAGCAAAAATAATGCAAAGGATTGTACCGGAGACTGCTCAAAGGAAGGAAAGAACTCAGAAGTTAAAGTATCTCTCGGAGGGGCTACACATAAAAAATTCAATTTCGTACAAATTAGACCTTCGCACGACTGTGATACTTATATACTTACAGCATATCATCTATCTCTTGAAAATGTAAAAACAGAGGGTGAGCTGTATATTTTCAAAGTCCCAAAATCGGATATTAAAAATTTGGTAGTTTCTTATGGCGGTTATGCTCACGGAACTATAAATGAACACGGTATTATTTCTGATGATTCTATAAATGATGAATTATCCATAAAAGAGTATGCTATTCGCCCAACTATCAATGATGAATGCTGGAATGCTTTATTGAAGTTTAGAGTTCCCGAATCAGAGCTTTAGCTCACTCATACATTTCGCTATATGCTCGCACAAGCTCTCCTCTTCCAATAGAGTTCTGTCTTGCCGTATCAAGACTCATAGTATAATCAAGAGAGTTAAATCGTTCAATCAGTGTATTTTTATTTATTTTTGATTTAATCCAATGCCAACTTTTAGGCCTTAGAATTTCAAGCCCAGTATCAACAATTTCACCACATTTTCCTCCATAAGCACGCATTGCAAAGTCTGCTCCTTCTGGAGGCGTCGGTTGTCCTTTTGCATCTTTTGGACCGAACCCTAAAAAGTCCCAGTCATCGTGCTTTGTTGAAAGTTCTATAATAGGGCGCTTAGTATCTCTTTTCTCCCAGATTTGGAAACAGCATTTGGCCATCATAGGAGGGCTGAATGAACAAGGTTTCATCGGAATTTCTTCATCAAATATTAGGTGAAAACTCGCATTTAGCTTATTATGAACACTTACTCGGCGAAATGTTCGCGGAATAATGAAAGCGATTACATCGGCCCATTTTGAAGCGTGATTGAAGAACTTGATAGCAAGAGAGCTTACTCTGCCAAATGGAGGATTACCGACAACAAGAATCTTGCCAGAGTCGCCTCTTACGCAGCTTGCGCAGCTTGCGTAGCTTGGAGGATTGTATGTAAGAAAATCTTGTTTGATAATATCGTCGTGTTCTGGAGAAATATCAATTCCAATCTTCTTGGCCGTCGGAATTCTTGTAAGGAAACTACCATTTCCTGCACTCGGTTCTATTACCAGCCCCCAATCATCCCACTTATAAATGGAACCAATCCTTTCTAAACATTTCTCAGATATTGCCGGAATTGTATAGAATTTATCAAGTCCCGCATCGCGAACCTCTTCTGTCATAATATGATGTCAGTCATATTTATTATATCATTTTTTATTTTTAATTTCTTTTTAATTTCTTTTTAATTTATTTTTAATTTCTTAGATATATCAAGCTTTATCGGATAAAGAGGCGATTTGCCTTTTCATAGGATAGTTCTATGTTTCTGTCGTATTTATTTAATCTCTCTAATCGCATCTGTTCTTCTTTTTCTTCGCGCAGTTTTTTGAGTTCCTGTTGTTTAAGCTCTTTAGCACTGAGCTCAACTTTTGCCTTAGTATCGCGATATAGTTCGTATTCCTCGACACTCTTGAATTCCTTCATATCTTTTATAATAGATGTATCTACTAATCGCGTCCCTTCGTGAGCCTTCATATAATCTGAATATGATAGAGAGTTCGCTTTCTTTACGCTACTGCTACTATAATCGTCAGGCCTTTTGTTTCCCAATTCAGTAAATTGGAGACTTTTTGCCAACAATAGAGGCTCAGGCTCTCTATATTTAACTAATTGTTTATTAATAGGCACTTTGCTATTAAAGATATCATTGAAACTCTTGTTATCTATCTTATTTTTTTTAATAACCTTATCTATTTTAATGTCCTCACGGACTTTTGATGATTCATCCATATTTTTCCCATAGCCGAACTCAGTTTCATCGTCATATACTTTGCATTTCTCAAAGTTTCTATTGAACTTTTGCGAAAATAGCTCGGCATCATTGCTGTCGCCGTCGCGTCCGTCGCGTCCTTCGCGTCCCTTCATATTGACGATGCTCGGATGAGGCATCTTGTTGCTAATTATCTTGTCAAAGAAATCGCTAGACTGCTTTTTTAACTCCATATGCGATAAGTCGCTTTCGCGCTTTTTGTATTCCAGAGCCAATTTTTCAAAGCAATACGTAATTATATTAAAGATATCTTTGTTGCCTCCTGGCTTATCAGGGTGCGTACTTATTGCCAGCTTTCTATATGTTTCTTTCAACTCATTCCAAGTGAAATTTTTGGATATATTGAAAACTTCGTAAGGGTCTATAGTGTCCATATTAATATTTTTTAAATCTATATTAGCAGTTTGCCCGCTCTTCTTCATCGCCTCATAATATTGTTGGTATGTATATTGTCTTGAAGATTTAGCTCCCATAGCATTTATAAATATTTATACGCCGTTATTTTATATATATTTTTTTATTATATTATATGATACGCGAACTTCGGGAGTTTTATTATATATATAAAATATAAAATATTATAATTATTAACAATTACTAAACAATATGAATAATATAATAATCATCGGTTGTAATTTCTCGGGATTATATTCTGCTATGAAATGCGTTGATAATGGCCTGGATGTTATTATAGTTGAAAGGAATAGCTCTTGTTGCGAGGAAATCATAAATTACAAGATATTCAATAAACAGCACGCGCATTATATACAATTGCTAAATCGCCTGTCTATTAAATACAACAGCTATAATCTCTGTTTTAATGAAAAGCTCTTGTTTATTATCAATAGCGTCCTACAAAAAGCCAAGCATATTCCTTCCAAATTTCTGTATATGCAGACATTTGATAAGCTCTGTTATACCCTGCTATCACAGAGTGATTACAGCTATCTCAAAAAAAATATTAATAAATACGACAATATCTATTGTAATATCTCGGCCTTATATGGGATATCTATGTTTAACGGCGAAATTAATAGCAATAACGAGTTTTTCATAGTAGATGACGATTGTAATGTTATCATAAACAGGATGCTAGAATATTTATACAGTAAAAATGTGATTATCAAGTTTAATACTGATGTGCGCGATATTACTATTGAACCCGACAATAATATAACAGTCTTTGCGAAATATTGCACGATTCCTGCGGCGAAGGCTCTCATTTTAAACTTGTCAAAAGACAATCTGCTGAGATTCAAGTTTATTAGCAAGGATAACCGGCGAATATTAAATAGTGTCAGCAAATATAATATAGATTGCAATAATATCTATAATGATAACAACATAATTAATGAGCACAATATACAGAATCACTTGATTAATAATCTGAATATCGTATATCCTATCAAAAAAACCTCGCTATATCTATGGAATGTAGGAATCAACAACATAATTGTTAGGGAAAAAATTAAAAACCTCTACAATAATATATTCATATGTAATGAAGCCTACTCTAAAAATGTTTTCTTCGCCAATTATACACTGGAGCTATATGAAGAAATACACAATAAAATTATTAGTCGCTACCATTAGCAATAATATAAAAAATTGATTTACTTTCAAATATAATTAAATTACCTACCCTACAGTTCGTATCTAACATTACATTAGTCCCTTAGAGAATGTCATTAATTACAGATGAATTACAGAATTGCATTCGTGCTGTTATCAACTATTCTAATAATCAACACATCAGAAACCTCTGGTTCAAATATATAGATTTCTATGATATCAACGGAATCTATGAGAACTATTATATATTATTCTTCCATTCTATATTGCTTATTATTACCATCTACCTATTATCTACCCTAATCTATTCACGCAATACCAACAATCCTCATAATACGCTCAGAATGTTCTAATTCGGCCTTATCATAATCTATTCTTTAATTCTCACTTTAGTTTCTGAGGCTGTCGTGGCTGTCGTGGCTGTCGTGGCTGTCGTGGCTGTCGCGTCCGTACTTCCAAAACCACCCGAGCCTCGTGATGTAGTTGAATCGCTATGGGAGCCTGTACCTGTGTCCGCTCTTACTAAATCTTCTATAACGATTTTGGGATATATTTGTTTTTTCATAATAATTTGGCAACATTTATAGGGCATAACCAAATCCTCACAATCCTTATTTATTTTTCGCAAAGCAACATATAAATTGCCTGTGTATCCTTGGTCTATGATACCTACGCTATTTGCAAGCATATACCCCGAACGGCTTATTGAACTCCTGGGAACAATTTCAACATAATATCCATTAGGTATTTCCAATTTAATACCTGTATCATATAGAACCGTATCGCTATTCATCCTCTTATATTCTTTGATAATTGTCAAATCCAATCCAGCATCCGAATAATTATTCTTTGAGGGAATCACGGCATCTGCATCGGCTTTATAGATTTTTAACAAGGGATTTTGGAAGCCTTCGGGATTTCCCAAAAAATTGTACAGGTCATCATTAATATGTAGCTCGTCCATATCAGTCCCATTAACATATATTTGTCCCATAAAATCTATCATATTTGAGTTTTTATACTCCAATACATACAATTCACCCTTGTTTGCTTTGTCGCCGCCACTGCTACCGACGTCTTCTTTTAGGACTTTGTGAGGGATTTTATAGATTTCAGTAATCCGCTTGAGTGTATTGTAATTGTATAGCTTGATATAGAGACAATTATTGACAATCTCGCCATTCTTTTCAATATATGCTTTTAAAAAGTTATTCAATAGGTTTTTGTCAGCATTATAGATTGTATTCATAAACAAAGATAAATCATAGTGTTTTGTATTAACTAGATATAGATCCAAGTGTTTAACAAAGATATCTTTGATGATATAGG